TATGAACTCGGTTTTCCATCATCCAGGCTGTGAACGATAAAAAATACATTCGAAAGGCAATGGTAAAATGTTGAGGTCCTATAGCAAAGGCGCGGGTTTTCCCTGCGTCAACACGGTCATGAGGTCGGAGTTCGTCTTTCAACGTGTCCAACCACACTACCCGTGGTACGATACCCCGCTTACAACTTTCGATGAGGGCGTGGGTTTCCGCTTGAAGCTTTTCAGGCAAGACTCCATCGAAAACATAGTCGGAATCACCTAAATAGGCGGTCTTTCCACGTTTGCGGTTCGTGAGACACCACGGATAACCAGGCGAAGTTGTTCTGTTGATCGGAGCCAATAAAGGATCTTCTGGAAGGCCCGTGACGGCTGTGCGGAAATCGTAGACGGTGGGAGTGCGTTTGATCGGAGATTCGAGAAGAAGTCGGAAAAGGTCTTTTCGGGCGATGTCCACCTGTCCATAAGAAATAGCTGGCGTAACGCCAGAAGCTTTGAGCAGGGCTTTAGGAAGTGGATCTATGATTTCATTGTTCTTGTCCATGAAAGGGCCTAAATGGGCGGGCGCGTTTGGTATAGGACCAAACCTTCCGTAGACAGAAGAACGCATGATGGTCGAGCGTCGGTTCTCAGAAACAGGTGCGAGTTTCGCTATGGGAGCGAAATGGGACTCCAAAATGAAATCCTGGACCGATTCGATTACTTCGTTGGTGTAAACTTGAGCTTTGGGAAACTGAGTAAGCACGGCTAGAAGATCATCACGATCGATGGCGCTTGAATAATTGGTAGTGGTAGTGCCATCAGAAGAACCGGCAACGTGCATTCCTATGCAACGGCCGATGAGTAGCGGAGAAGCTGCAACTAGCAGTTTTCCACAATCACCAGTCTTCGTAGGAAAGGAATACGCATAGGTACGAGCAATTTTGGTGACGGTAACCTCTCCGGACAGGGTTGGTAGGGTGTACTTCGTATCGGTCTGAGCCTGGATGTCTCCAGAGGCCCAGTCATGAGTGACAAGGTTGTTATTGGCAGCAGTTCCAATGAGTGAAGCAGTAGTCCGTGTGATCTTTTGTACATCAGCTTTGGTGCTGAAGTGATCGAGTATGTCCTTGTGTGGGTTGAGGGTCCTAAAAAGATCAACTATGACGAAATCCAAATTTGGAACTGGTCTAGCGTTCCTA